CCATCCGCAATCTGACCGCTGCCTGGGACAACTTCCTGACGTTCCTGGCGAACAATACCGTCGTCTCCAACATGATCCAGCTGCTCGGCGATCTGGCTGCGGCGGCGAAGGAGGTCTCGGAGAACCTGCCCGGCGCGAAGCCGCCGCCCCGCGTGACAGGCGATCCCGAACTTGATCGGGAACTGGCGCAGCTCGACCAGCTGAAGCGGAAGCGCCAAGAGTTGGCCAAGCCGACGTTCGGCGATCGAGTTCGCTCGGCGGCAGGCCAAGCGGCACTATCGGCTGTGCCCGTGGTCGGTCCGATCCTCGGCGCTCAGGCCGCGGCGAACAGCGGGAACGAGTTGTCCAGGGTGGATCGCCAGATCGCGACCACGCAGCAACACATCGCCGATCTGCGTAAGAAGGGCGCGCAGGCAGGTCAACAGGCCAGCCAAGCGCAGCTGAAGGCCGACTCCGATGTCACCGACGCGCTGCGGGACCAACTTAACTCGCTGAAGGGCGTGAACGACGCGCGTCGCGTCGCCGTCGCCGGGCAGAAGGCCTATGATGACGCCCTGGCCAAGGGCGCCTCGCAAGCCGGCGCAGACGCGGCGCGCGCGCTCGGCCAGCAGATCGAACAGACCAAGGTCAACAAGGAGAACGAGGCGAGGTCCCGCGCTGCGGCGTCGCGCGCACAGGCGCTCCAGAACAAGCTGGACAGCCTCGAGGGCTCGATCGCGACCGCCGAGAACAACCTCGAGCGGAAGGCGGCCGAGGGGCAGACCGCGTCGCTGAAAGAGCGCTTTGACGCCATCGCGGCGCAGGCCGGCAAGATCAAGGGCGATCTGGCCAGGTTCCAATCGCTCGGCGGCAAGGACATCAACGGTGAGTCCATCAGCGCCTTCACCGCGCGGATCGACCAGAACACGAAGATCCTGCAGCAGCAGGAGACGCTGAAGTTCTATTCCGAGCAGGTCAACGATCTGGAGAAGCAGCGCCAGGACCGGCTGCGCGCCATCGCCGATCAGTACGCCGCCGGCAACATCAGCGCCGCGGAGGCCTTCAAGCAGGAGGCGGACGCCGGGGCCACGTTGACGAAGCAGCTCGCCGAGCTCGCGGCGACCGCAGAGGACTTCGCCAAGGCGCTCCCCAACGCCGCGTCCGACCCGAAGATCCAGGCCTTCGTCGACCAGATGGAGCGGCTGCGGAAAGCGCCGACCACAGGCACGCGCACCGAAGCCGCGAAAGGTGGGCAGGACCTTCTGTCGGCCCAGGAGCGCGAGCTCAACGCGATCGTGTCGCAGCGCAACGATCTGGTCGAGGTGCAGAACCAGCTGCTCGACCGCGGCCTGATCACTCTCGACGAGTGGCGCAAGCGCGTCCAGGGCGCCTATGCCGAGACGACCCCGGAGATCGAGAAGCAGGTCGATGCGACCCGGCGGCTGCTCGACGCGCTGCGGGAGCAGGGCGCTATCACTCAGGCCGTCTACGACGCCTGGCAGGCCAGGCTGCAACAGACCCAGGCCGACACGGTTGACCTGAGCACCCAGGTCCTTTCCGTTCGCGACGCCAACGAGATGCTGGCGAACAGCGGCGTCCAGGGCATGCAGAACTTCCTGCAAGCGGTCGCCAACGGCGCGGGCGTGGTCGGAGCGCTTGGCGACGCGCTGCGCCAGATGTTCGCTGATCTGCTCATCCAGATCGCCGAACTCATTCTGAAACAGGAACTCCTGAACCTGCTGCTCCAGACCGGCGTCGGGCAAAAACTGGCCGGCGGCGTCAACGGCATCTTCGATGTCGCACCGATCGTGACGGCTACGACTGCGCTGTCGACCTCAGCCGCCGCAGTAGGCGCCTCCGCAGCGCCGCTCACTGGCGCAGCCGGCGCGCTGTCGGCGTCTGGCGCAGCTATTGGCGCCTCCGCAGCCCCGCTGATCGGCGCATCGGCGGCCCTGGACGCTTCGGCCGCGGCGATCACCTCAGCCGCCTACATCCTCATGGCCGCGAACGCCGCTTCGGCCGGCGTCTTCCACTCTGGCGCAGTGGTCGGCGACACGCCTTCGCGCACCCGCATGATCTCGCCGCTCGCATTCCTCGGCGCGCGCCGCATGCACTCCGGCGGCATCGTCGGTCTGGCCGCAGACGAGGTGCCGACCATTCTGCAACGCGGCGAAGAAGTCCTCTCCAGGAACGATCCGCGGAACGTCCTGAACGGCGCCGCGGGCGGCGGAAATGACGCGCTCGCCGCGGCGCTCTCGCAGATGAAGCCCAGCGTCAAGGTGATCAACGCCATCGACTCCGGCGACATGATGGCTGCCGGCTTTGGGACACGGAAGGGCGAGGAGTCCTTCATGAACTTCATCCGGACGCGCTCGGGCGCCATCAACCAGCTGTTGGGCCGCTAGGCCATGGGTGTTCCGGCTTTCACGCGCGGCTTCCGGTTTCCGATCAACTGGAAAGAGCGGCTCAGCATCACCTACGAGGCCAAGACCGAGATCCTGACGAGCCGCAACGGGACCGAACAGCGGATCGGCTGGCGCGAGACGCCCCGCAAGCGCATCGAGTACCAGGCCTTGCCCACGGGCGGGATCCGCCAGCGGCTCCACGCCACGCTGATGGGGGGCCGCGATACACGCTACATCGTCGGCGATCCCACCCGCTCGACGCTGCTCGATGCCGATTATACGGCCGGCGACCCGATCCTCGTGGCGCAGCATCTCACCACCTTCGACCTCGAGCACTGGGCGAAGCCAGGCGCGCAAATCCTTGTCGCGAACGACGCGAACGACCAACGGTTCGCCTTCGCTACGGTCGTCAGCGCCAACATCGGTCTTGGCCAGATCGAGATTGAAGCGCCGCTCCCGACTGATTGGCCGGCGGGAAGCCGGATCCACCACGGGATTCCCTGCTACCTCGCGGAATCTACCCGGATCACGGAGCACACCAGCGCCGCCTGGTCATTCGACCTGGCGTTCGACGGCATTCCGGGTGAGCTGATGGCGGAGACCGTGGGTGAGGCCGCCGAGACCTACAACACGCTCGAGGTCCTGACCTTCAAGCCGAACTGGCGCGACGGGTTCAGCGACGACATCGCCATCCCTCGCGAGGACCTGGACAACGGCTTCGGCGTGGTCGACCGCTTTTGGCCGATCGAATTCGCCGGACGGACGCACCGGAGCAACTTCCTGTTCGCGAACTCGGACGAAGTCGAGGCCTTCCGCGAGTTCTTCTATCGGATGGATGGGCGCCGCGGCCAATTTTACATGGCCACCGGGACGGACGATCTCACGCCCGTTTCGCGCACCTCGACGCAACTCGTGACGCAGGGCTCGTTCGCCGTTGTCTACTTCAACAGCGACGTCGTCCATAAGGACATCGAGGTCTTGCTGAAGGATGGCTCCAAGCATCGCCATCATGTGGACGAGATACAGATCACGCTCGACGGCGCCTATTCGGTCTTCACGGTCCAACCGGAGATGACCTGGGACCTCAACGAGGTGAAGCGGATTTCCTGGTTGCTAAATTGGCGGCTCGCATCCGACTCTATGACTTTCGACTTCGCTACCGACTCGGTCGCCGAATGCGAAATCAGCTTCATGACGCTGCCCGCGCTGCCCTACCCAGCGGAGCCTGACACGTGACCTTCGACGTTCTAGCCAAAAGCAGACGCTCAGCGCGTCCTGTCGAGTTATATCTATTCGTCTATGGCGACAGTCTTACGAAGTATTACGCCTATACGAACGGACAGACCCCGATCACCTATGATGCCGACGATGGCCGCGGCCCGATCGAGTACCAGCCGCTCGCGATCGCCCGGGAGGGCGTCCAATCCTCCGGCAACCTTGACAAATCTACGTTGGAAGTCAGCGTCGCCCAGACCAGCGAGCTCGCCCAGGAATTCCGCGTCTACCCGCCCTCCGATGTAATTTCGCTGTTCATCCGCGGCGGTCACATCGGCGACGACGAATTCCTGGTTGTCTGGAGCGGGCGGGTTCTCGGCGGCACGCTGAAGGATAGCACCTGCAAACTGGCCTGCGAGCCGATCGCGACCATGCTGAGGCGGGCTGGGTTGCGGCGCAACTACCAGCTCGGCTGCCCCCTGGTGCTCTATGGGGAAGGCGAGGGTCAGTGCAACGCCGACAAGGTGGCGGCGACAATGACTGTGCTCGCGGTGAGCGCAGCTGGCGTGACCCTGACCATCCCCTTCGGATGGGGTGACGGACGCCTCTATCGGGGTGGCCTGGTGGAATGGGACAACGTCGACACCGGGGCGCACGAGATCCGGACAATTCTGCAAATCCCCAACGGCACAGACCTAACCCTGAACGGGCTGGCGCGCGGCATCGTCGCGGGAACGGTGGTCACGATCCGCAAGGGCTGCAATCACCTGACGAGCGATTGCCTCAACGTCCACAACAACATCAACAATTACGGCGGCCATCCCTTCATCCCGACGAAGAATCCGTTCGGGCAGACCAACAACTTTTACTGAGGTCCATCCATGGGTCCGCTGGCCATCTTTGCGATCGTTATTGCGATCA